TCCAATAAAAAGAACAGTAGCACCTTTCTCTTTTTTAGCTATATGTTCTTCAAGTGTTTTATTGATGTGAAGATTGTATGTCTGTAGATACTGAATACACTCTTCATTTGTTTTGAATGTATCAGCTTTGTACTGAATAACATTGACCATACCATTCAAAAGAAGTGTTGCATATATTACTACTGCTCCCATGTCACGCTCCTATATCTACAATCTCACAGCTATCACCTGAACAGGCTAGTGTCTGTGAGGAATGTGTGTTGTCTTCTTTTTCATAACTTTTAAATTTATCCCAATCAATATGAGTGAACTTACTGCTAAAATCATTGTATACAGCTTCTGTACAGTCTTGATAGGGTGCTTGCTGATAAGTATGATCGGAGTGTGGTAGGAAAGAAACACCTGACATCTCGTCAAAGTGTTTGAATACAAATGCTCCTACTTCCATCCATTCATTATCACGCACTGATATAGTAACAGAAGGTTTATGCTCACACCAATGTCTCTGGTAGAGAAGCCACATCTCTAGCTGTTGAATAGCTGTCATGTCATTTCTCACCACAGACTTCTTTGGTGACTTCATAGGAAAGCTAAACACCATGTTTGTATCAGGCTTCATAACGTCAGGCTCACTAGGCACACCACTATCTACCATGAAGTTAGTAAGAGGATCTTTACTATCCCCCCTAACAGTACGGATATAATGACTGCTATGACGAGGGTGGATACCACTGCTTGAGTCCACAAGCTGTGATACTGTCCCACTTGGCTTGACGCAGGTGATTGCTGTACTCTGGGGGATTCCAAAGATTGTTGCCCATTCTTTGTTTGTTTCGACTGCGATTTCTCTGAGTGCTTCAAGGGTTTTGCTGAGTCCATGTTTTCTCCCATTAGTTAATTCATTATCCATAATACCTGTAAGGCTGACACCGAGAAGTCTTTCTTCTTCCGTATTGTTCTGCCATATCTTTCTCAGGTATGGGAACTTAGTGAGTGTAGCCTGTGCTGTGCCAAGTATAGTGGCAAGCATAACCTTTCTCTTCAGGTCATCAAACTTATCCTTCTCTCGTATGACTACCTCTGTAAGATTACAGAACTGATAAGGTCTGAGAATAATCTCACTGCAAGGGTTACAACCAAACTCATGATTAGCATCTCTTCTGCCAAACTTCTTTGCTTGTTCCTTTGCAGATATCCTATTAAATATACCACGCTCTCCTGACTTAGACTCTACAAGAGATGTCCACTCACGTAAGAATGTTTCTCCATCTGGCTTGTCAGTATATACAACAGAGTTATTTGATAGTGCCATCTGTGGTGTTGTCTCCCACCACTTGCCTGACTTGGCATGTCTCATGCGTTGGTCAGAGAGATTAGACAAACTGATCATGGCTGATCTACGTACACCACCAGACACAACAACTTCCCCAACCTTACACATAAGATTATGACAGTCATAGCTAGACAGCTTCTTACCTTCATTCTGTCTGAACAAAGCTACAGTAAAATTAAATAGATCAATGAGAGGGGCAGGTCCACTAGCCCTACCACCAAACACTTTGAGCCTAGCACCTGCAGGTCTTACCTTAGACATGTCCCACACAGGAACTTCGCCCATATACAAGTGTCCTATTAGCTTACGTAATGCCTTTGCCCATCCTTCTTTGCTGTCCTGTACTTGTATACATGTGTCAACATGATCCAACTTCTGTGGTATCTCTGGTAATTGATCCACGTATTGTCTCTCGACAGAAAAGCCTACACCTGTACCACATAATAATATATACATAGCTTCATCAAAAGCTTTTGGATCATCCACAGGAAGATAGCTACAGTTGTACCCTGCTGTGTTGTCCCTCTCCAAAGCAGAACCTGCAGTCATCAATGCTCTCATGGACGGCATAACTTCTAGTTTAGTTATAGCATCTTTTATCTGCACCAAAGGAAGATGTCCCTTAACTTTCTGTGACATGTATGATACGTACCTATCTACAGTTTCTTCCCATGTCTCTCTTCTATTCTCTTCGTCTATCCATCTAGCATATCTAGATATTGCAATAAATTTTTGATAATCGTTCATGTTATTCCTCCAATGTTATTCGTATGTTTTTAACTTTTAGCCCATCAATATCATAGATAAACTCTTCTAATGCTTGTTTTATCTCTTCACTAGGATCACCGTCAGCAGGGACAGGGTAGTCATCCTTGTCTAGATTAAGGGTGAGATATACTTTAACAACCATCACTATAGTCGCTCAGTCCTTCAAGCAGATCAAGTTGCCCTGAGTCTGTCTCTTGCTGATTCTTTATCTCTATCAGTCTACTAAGATACCACTGTGCTTTCTCTAAGTCCTGCACACCATTCTTGTATCGGTATCTCCAAAGATACTTAATAATATTACCCTGCAAATAATATTCGTATCCTTCACCTGTAGCTGACTGAATAGCTTCAATGCACTCGACACCATACTTGTTGTAGTGTGGTGGGCTATTGACCATATCCTTATCCTTACAATTATTCATTTCCCATTTTGCCATATCATGAACTCCCATTTAGTTTCTCTTTCATTGATTTAAAGTCTACTCTAATTACGTTGCCGTGTCTACTAACAATTTCAGGTTTCGTTTCGTCATCCATTTCTTTTCTAACCATCTGATAAACTTTCTTTGACCATTCCTCATCTGTCCTAAGTAAGTCAATACCAACGAGACACATTCTCGCAAAGAACATGAGATCATTAAAGTCTCTGTCTGATAGAGGGTTGTGTACAGAGTCTAATACCTGTAGGTGTACATCTCCTGTCCAATTCTTTTGATGATCAAGTATAGGCTTCATGCGTATAATTATATCTTGATCATCTAATTTAAAATGCAAGTCTTTAAATCCATTCTGTGTCATGCATATCTCCTTATAATCTTTTTCCCTGAGAACTCTATGAACACAGGGTGTTGTTTCTTTTTACGTTCCTTTAACCAATCCTCTGGTATAATTCTGTCGTGATATTTTAAGTTGTTCTTCTCACACCACATACCATAGGTAGTCTTAGAACCCTTCTGTAATTTTCTCCTGCTACTTGTAAACACAAAACGTATGTCTAGCTTGGGATGTTGTTGTTGTATACACAGATGCTTTCGCCTGTCTGCTACTGTAAACAATCCCTTAGTCTCTATTATTATACCATTAGGTAGCACAAAGTCAGGTGTGTACTGTCTGTAGGCTAAGTCTTCCCACTCTATCTTGATGCCCTCATAGATATATTTAATCTTTAGTTCATCAAGATACTCTGAGAGCTTAACCTCAAGCCCACTACGATAGCCTAACCTACGTGCTACCTGATATTTCTTAGAAGAGTATAACACCTACCATCGCCAGACGGAGTTCATCTGATCTACGTATGATGTAAGATTCTTATAAGGCACACGCTTATACCCTAAAGCTTTTAGCTCGTCCATAACTGCATCTTCAGCAGACTTACGTGCTTCCATAGCAATACGTAGACCCTCTAGCTTCCTGTTCTTATATGCTTTCTTCATGGACGCTAGTCTAGTCTCCATAGTTTTGATCTTCTTCTCCATTTCTTCTAGTGTTGCTGTTGTCTCTGTCATAGTGTTGTCTCCTTTCCTATTTCAATGTATGAAACAATCTTTGGAATCTTTGCTTGTGATACTAGTGAAGGTATCTCTTGCAAGTTTTCCCAACAGGCATGTTTGTATCTACAAAAAGAACATGTCTTAGTTAGAACTTTGTTGCCTGTAGGCTTTCCTCTAAATGTTTCTTCTACTGGTTCAAAACATCTTTTAAACTCGTTACTTTCTACTACGTCTAAGTTAGAAGATAGCTTATCTATCTCCTTTGTCAAGTCTAAACCGTCAGCAGGTACATATTTAAAGTTTCCGTTGGCTTTATTTATGACCCACCATCCACCTGCTCTTTTGTTGGTAGCCTGTGCATAACCTGCAAGTTGTCCTACATATCCAAAAGGATCTTCTGATGCAAGGGTATCAAAAGATTCAAACTTGTTTTTGTAAGACCAGTCAGATGCAGACTTGATATCGTCCACAGCATCGTCCATGACTATATCATATGTACCCTCAATCTTTTTATCTATCTTGAGTTCCATACTTACTTTCTTGGAATCCTCATAGGCAACACCTGCCTGTCTAAGCAACCCTTTGAACACAGCTTCAACTATATCCCCTAGCATCATATTCATGATAAAGTTTTTAGGGAAGGGCAGTGCTTTCTCTGGTTGATTCTTCTCAAACCAAAGCTGACAGGTAGGTCTACCTATATTAGACATACGTAGTCTAAATTCTTTCCTTGAGTTTTGTGAGCCAAGCTGACGGTGTAAGGCTTCTTTTACATCTTCGGCAATCTTATCAATGTTTGCGTCAGACAATACCCTTTCACCGTCAGTGGCTTCACTCAAGAACCGATGCAGTGTTAACTCTGCTTTGTGGTTCATCGCTACTGAACCTTCTCTTCGGATGTTATATCGATAAAGGACTCAACAAGTTCCTTATCTACACCCTCGTGATTGTGAGCAAGCTCGTTGTGCTTACCTATCACCCACTGGTTCACACCCTGTATCCAAGACTGAAAGCTGACAAAATGTTCTTCATCAGCAGGAACAATCTTGACCTTGTTAGATACATCTAGAGAGGACTTAGTAACATAGAAGCTATTACCGTTTGGTAACTTTCTCTCACTGGTTTCTACCTTAGTAAAAAACTCCAAAGATTTTACACCAAGCTGTGAAGACTTAGCCACTATAGCGTCAACGTCCTTAGATGACTCCACGTTCTGTACGTCCCAAACAAAAGGGACAATGCCAAGGTCAGCATCCACAAGATCATTACCCTCTTGCTTCAACGCACCGTCAAAGTTTGCAAGACCAAGCACAACTCTAACCTCTTTAACAGATCGGATTAAAGCTTTCCTGTTGTCAGGCAAGGCATCAAAATCTTCCTTTGCCATGAAACCAGATGCTCTACCACAGTTGTAACCACCATCGGTATCCTTAACATCCATGTCTCTAAGACCTTTCAGACTGTCCGTCATTATAGTCCTGACAAAGTTGTTCTTAGATGTGTCCCATCTCTTGTACATAAACCTTTGAAAGAAAAGCCTGTACTCAAGGTTCTCCTTAAAATAAGTACCCCCTTCATCAGGCATGTCAATTCTGAAAGATCCACCAGAAAGCTTTTCGATATTGACTTGCTTACCTTTGATCTCCTCAGTACCCATGATTGCACTATTGTGTATCTTTAGTCTGGGCAATGTAACTCCAGAGGACTTCTTCTCTGTAGGCTGTTGCGTCATTCCCATAGCTTTCGCTATCATTTCAGGGCTGTCATTTAGTGTTACTATATTCATATATTATCTCCTTATAGTTAAAATGTGTTATAGTTATATCATCATACATCTTTAGTGTCAAGCCAGTTGTCACCTATTTTTGCATCTAATTTTAGGGGAACATTAAAGTCTATATTCCAACGAGTATCAATGATATTCTTCATAGAACTGTTAATACTATTTACTATTTTTAGAACGTCATCCACTTCGTCAGGATGAACATCTATTACTATTGAATCATGCACAGTATTCACTATGCAACTATCCATATTCATGAGCATATTATCTATAGTCATGAGAACTAGTGGTACAATATCTGCCGTAGCAAATGCTTGTACAGGATAATTCTTTATCTGTGTGAAGTGTGACACAGTGCCGTTGCCACGTCTTACAACATCAGGAAACGCAAACGATCTACCAGAGGGTATCTTGATGCACCCTGTCTCTAGTGCTTCCTTGGCTAGAGTCTTGTGCCATTCTGCTACACCCTCATACTTTGAATTGAACTGCTCGTAGTAAGAAGCTTCTGCTTCCGATCTACCAAAGCCTGTCGCTCCATACAGAGGAGCAAACGTGTGTGCCTTTGCTTCCTGTCTGGATATTGGCTGTCCTGCATCAGTAATAACCTGTGCAGTATAGCTGTGTACATCGAACCCATCCTCTATCTCCTTAATAGCTGTAGCGTCCTGTGACAAATAGGCAGCAGTCCTAAACTCTAGCTGTGCAAAGTCAGCTTCAAGTATCTTGCCCCCCTCCCAACGAGACACAAAGATCTTCTTCACAGGGAATGTACCACCTCTGGGCATGTTCTGCATGTTAGGATCTGCACCACTGAACCGTCCTGTAGATGTACGATGCTGTAACAATCTAACATGTAGCTTACCATCAGGCTTGGTGTATGTAGATATACCTTCAACAAACGATGACAGGTATGTCTCTAGTGCAGATAGTCTACGTACACGCTTGAGAAACAACTCTGCTTTAGTGTTCTTACTACGCTTGGCAAAGTGTTCTAGTATCTCAAGATTAATCTTGTTTGTACTAAACCCATTGGCACTTACCCACTTAGCTGTAGGTGGGCTGAACTTCAGACCTGCTATCTGATTTGGTCTATCTTCGTACAACCAACCAGACTCATTGCAGTTGGGACACTTGTTTGGTTTCTTAAACGGTGTGCCATTCTTCTTGACCTTAGTAATGTATCCACGTCCTCTACACATAGGACACGTCTTGGCTGATACCTTATACATTACATCACTGTGTTCGTTTACAGCTTTGTTAAAGTCTGACTTGTTCATGTAGGGATCAAAGAAGTTACCCCATACAGACTTGTCCTTTGGCTTACGGCTGTAGATAACCCAAGACAATTGCTCTGGACTGTTGAGGTTGATAGGTTTATCTCCCATCAGATCCTGTACCTGCTGTCCTAGCTCACGAATAATATCTTGCTTCTCCTTCTCAAACTCTTTTCTAACACCGTCAAGCTTGTCAAGGTCAACCTTAAACCCACGAGCATATATCTTACACAAGCACACAGCCACCATGTTTGTATGAGTAACAGTGTCGAACAGACCGTTGTCC